GGGCAAATAGCTTATAATGCAACAGTAGATTTACATTTTGAATATTCTAAATGGGCTAAAGCTAAAGCAATTAGAATACGTGGAGATGAATCTGGAGCAACACAACTTGCAAAAGCTGGATTGGGTCAGTTTGCACATTATAGATTTAATTTAATGAATATGATGTATAATTGGGGTAAAGAGGCAGGCATTTCATGGGGAGCCAGAGATTTTACTAGCCAAGAATCATGGAAAATGCTTCGTTTTGGCGCTCTTCAAGTAATGGTAGGTTCAGCATTTATACCAGGTGGTGGATTAGGTATGATGCTAGGTATGGATATAGCTCAATTAGCCAATAATGATGTAATAGATACTGGTGAAAAAATGTATGCATGGCTTTCTGCTAATAAAGAAAAGTTTGAAGAAGGTGAAGTTAGCAAAGAAACACAAGAATGGTTAGATGAAATTACATATGGGCAGGGATTTGGAGCATTTCTAGGTCCTAATTTTCCATTAGCTGCAAGTACTTATGAATTTTTAACTCATACTACATTAGATAATAGTAAAGATGCTAGGCATGAATGGAAAAATGGAGCTTTTAAAGAATCTGTAAAAAGGTCTATTAATAGAAATGATAATAAAGAACTTTATGATAAAATTGCAGTTTTTAATTCTCAAATAGCTAGGTCTTATGCATATACTTCTAGTGCTTATAAAGCAGGTGGCATTCCTGATGCTATTTTACTTGAATCTGGATTCTTTCAAAATAAAGAAGAAAGAGAATGGACTCACTGGTTTAAGGAAAAAATAGGTTTTGACATGAAGAAGAAAAAGAAGAAAAAATGGGATTCTGGGCTTACTAGATCTCAAAGACAAAGAGCTTTAAGTTCTTTAGGCAGGCTTGGAGGATAGAGGGACTTTCGCCCCTCATCCCTTGTGTTTATAGCCTTCTTAATAAGGCATCTATTCTACCAATCAACATATCAATACGTTTATTTAAATTATTATTATTATAATTATTATTATGCTGATTTTTGGCGGACCTATTCTTAGGCCTATATACTACAGTTGGCATCTATTACTCCTTATTTAGTATTCTGATAGTAATTTGATTAAGAAATCAAATGGAATAGCTGCATAAGTTTTACTTCTGTTTCTTTTAAATACAAGTACAGGTGTTCTTTCTTCGCAGTTATTTTCGGCTTGTGAGAGAGAGTCCCACAAGTTAAGCTTTTCTTGATTTTTACACTCAAATGAGAGTCCTATAAGACGTTTAGCAAGTGGAGAGAATACCACATCTTCACCAGAAACTCCCATTATTTGAGATTTAATATCATCATCATCAAGTTCAGGATATGCTTTCCTTAGCTCTTTAACGACAAAATTTTGAAGCTTTCTTCCTTTAGCTTTGGCTGATTTAACTTTCACGATTTATTCTCTTGTTAAATCTATTCATAGCTATATTAGCACTTTCAATAATAGCATCTAAATTATTTGTATTTATAGTATTATTAGGCTTTATCTTGATTTGTTCTAATTTTAAGTTTTTTTCCAGTTTCTTTACTCTTTGACTCAGAATTAGAATTTCCTGATTTATCTTTTCTATTTCCTTTAGAATCACTTTTGTTTGTTTGTCCATTTTTTCCCATCTCCTCTAAAAAGTTTTTAAGTTTGTCTTTATGGTCGTTACAATCAATGTATGAAAGTATTAATGTATGAGTATAATTAACCCCTCTTTCTAATTCCATTAGTCTGGATAATAAGAAATCGTTTCTTTCCATTAATTCTTTATATGTAACTTTTTTTTGCTTACTCATTATAAACCCATCCTTTTAGCTATTCTATTTACTAAATCAGATAATTCTGATAAATCATCATCTACATCAGCTATCCATCCACCTATAGTATCCAAATCTTCTCTTAGTTTAGCAACGTCAATTTCTTTCTTAACTTTTTTAGGTTTATCTTCAACTTTCTTAACTTTTTTAGGTTCTTCTTTTACTTTCCCCATAATTTACTCCTTACAATTAATGCCATTACAGCATAGTTAGCTATATCAATGAGTGTATCATCAATACTTTCGTTATTTGGTTTTCTATCTTGCATTGTTAGATTTAAAAATCTAGATATTTTGTCATTTAATCTAGTACCAAGTCCCATTAAAGATAATCTTACATCTTTATCTGTTTTAACTTTACTTTTTCCCATGCCTATATTAGTAGGCCCATAGTCTAATTGCTTTTCACAGAATAGATAAAGCATTTCTTTTTGGATAGTTTCAAATTCTTTTAAAGTTTCTGGATATCTTACTCTTATTTCATCTCTTGGATCTGGCATTGCGTTTCTCCCAATACTTATTTCTTACTTTGCGTTTAAGTTTACTGTCTGTTTTTCGATATTTTCTAAGAATCCATTCATTCTTAATTTGAAATGTGTAAAAATCCTTTTCTTCCCATTGCAGCATGTAATACTTAGCTTTAGGGTTCGGTCGAGGATTATTTATATTCCATATTTCATCTATTGTAGTAGATAAAGTCATTATTGCATAAGCTTTTATAATAAATAATGGAAAAATCATTTAAACATATCAAGCACTAAGTCTAATAATGGATGCTCCTTACTATTTTTTGGCAAGTAAACTTTACAACCTTTTTCTGCAATATTCCAAGGTATTTGTTTAGGTTCAGATATCCTAAATCTTTTGAAGTAAGTGCACTTATCTTCATTTAAATACTTACAGTTAATACAATGGGGACTCACATATTCCTTTGCCAAATGAACTTTCTGGTATCTTTTGGACTTATAGGACCAGTTGTTGTCCCCATTATATTCATCGGATTTGAACTCCGCTTATAGGAAGGTTAACATTTAACCATTCCTTTTCCCTATTGGCAGTTGACTCTACCTGTAGAGATCTTATGACATTGTCATCATTCTTATAGGGAGTGATTGACAATACTTTGTTGGCATTATAAGCTATTCTAAATGAACCACGAGATGATGCTATATTCATACCTTCAGTCATAGCAGTCTTAGTTATTTCAGATACAGCAAATATAATTACCTTATGCTGAACAGCTAATTCCATTAAAGCTTGAGATGCTTCTTCTACTTTCATATTGTTATCTCTTTGCTTAGACCTTAATAAGCCTAAGTGGTCAACAACAACAATTTCTGGTTTAACAGCTAGTAAAGATAGTCTTTTCTCTAACTCGTTAGGATAACATGAACCATACTCTACAGTAAGCCATTTAAATCTATCAGTTAGATTTTCACTTAATTCAGAATAATGTTTCATTAGTTGTTCATCATTCCAACCCATCTCTATCATACAGAAACGTGACCATATTTGCCTTGGTGACATTTCCATTTCTATGAAATAAGTTGGTCTTTTGAATGAGTTTACCCAGTTCTGTAGTAGCATTGTCTTCATAGACTTAGGAGGAGCTTGAACGATTACTACTTCTCCTGGGTAAATTGGAAAGTCTTGACCATACAGACTTCCTAAGTTTAGCGGCTCTCTATTAGTAGCTAAGAAATCTAAAAACTCTGCTTCCATAGTTTTAGCATCCATCATTGTTTGTGATTTCTTTGACTTATATAATTTGCAAGTATTTTTACAATACTCATCCATTACAATATCACTACATCCATATCTATATCCTGAACCATCATGTCCTGTATAACAATTAGTGACAATCCCATCCATTTCTTTTGCAGTAAAAGGATGCTCATCATTATCTACTTGATTTCTCCACATTTCCATGACATTTCTAACAATATCTTCTGGATAAAGCCATCTAAAGTGTGCTGCTAATCTAAGTGCTACTTGATGACGTTGACCTTGAGCTGTTCCTTCTAGCATAGTTTGTATGCATGGATAATTAACAGGGTCAGGTTGTCTACCAAGTGATACTTTTTGATATTCAGCTTTAACTTTAGTTTTACGTTCTAATACATCAAATACTGGATCACATTCATGGTCTAATTCTTTTATATCTTGAGCTTTTACAGCATAATCCATAATCGTTTTTATGTCTGTATGTGCCTGTAATTGAACTTTCCATAAATTAGACTTACTATTTAATGTATTAGATACACGTATTAATCTAGTTTTATCTGTTACTGATGGGTCTGCAAAATCAAATATACCTTTAGACTTTAATTCTTCTTTTACTTTAAGATGTAAATCGTCACAAGGTTTCCACCTGAAGGCTTCTTGTGGTATATGGACGTGAAATCCTGTGCCACTAAAATATATTTTTCTAGGGACATCTAAGTCATCTAGTAATATTAGTAAGCCTTGCAGTTTAACCAAAGCGTCTTCAGGGTTTGAACCATCTACGTCTAGTATGAATTCGTCTGGTATATATATCATGCCATCAAAGCCAGATAAACTTTGCTTTTTCTTGACATATTCTATTACATACTCATCATAGTCATATAAAGACATGAATGTATCTTGAGCCATGTTCATATAACTATCTAATTTATTAACATCAGAAAAGTGATGTCTATTATGTGTTCCAAATGCAAATTCTTTTATCATATATTGTCATTCCTTTCAACAATAAACCATGATTTTTCATTGCTATTTGGTGTTTTGATTTTATCTACTTTATACATATTATTTAATCTTAATTCACGAAATTGCCTTGTATATGTTTCAGGTGACCCTAATCTTTTTCCAAATTTAGTAAGTCCACGTTCTGATAAATCTTGTATTTCATGAGTCTTAAATAATATTCCATTATCAAATTTCCAATCTAGAAACTTAATCAAATGCTCTTTTACTGTCATAATAATCTCCTTGATAGTTTTAAAAGGGGACACAAAGTGTCGAATGGGTGAGTAAGTGTGGATGCATCCCCTTTTAGTTAGATACTAGAACGGAATATTCTCTTCAGAACCTTCTGCTTTAGTATCAGCCATTGGAGTAGCTTTTTGAGCACGAGTACTCACATGTTTTTCAGTAACGCTTTTCCAAAAGTTAACATCGTTATCAGTATAAGATAAGATTTTTCCTTGTTGCATTACAGGGGCTATTCTGTCTGATACCCTAATGTATTCACCTTCTTTATAAAGATACCCATTTATTTGCTTTCCAATTAATCCGTTTTCGTCATCATCATATTGAATTGCTTCTTTACCATCAGGTGATTTAACCATATCGATAATACCTGCATTGGCAAATTTAAAGAATCTTGCTAACGCAAATTCCTCATGAGTTTCTTTGTTTTTTGCTTCATAGACTCTAAGTTTAAATGTTTTAGGATAATCTTTAAACCATACATCTAAGAACCTTTTACCATTCCAGTCTCCATATTCAGCTGAATCTATAGTTAGCGCATGCCAACCTTCAGACCAAATACTTCCACCAGAATTATGCGACATTGTTTTAATTGCCATTTTCTTACTCCTTATTTGTTAACGTTAACGCCTCTTGTGAGACCTGTTTTTCCAGAAATAGAATTTCCATCATCATCTTTTTGTGCAACTCCTACCATAGCAGCAAGACCATATCTTCTACCATATGTAGTAGCACTACCTACGCCTTGAGCATCTATTTTAGCCATAGGAACTTTAATTTTAGACCTGATCCATTGACCTGATTTATGCAATAATGTTGTTGTTACACATACTGCTCCAGGTATTATTTCATTACCCTGTGTAACTGATAACCCGTATTTACTAAGATGCGGAAATGTTGATGATATTACTTCATGTAAATCAGCATAACCTGAATTAAAGAATGGATTTGTACTTTTTTTTGCAGCACCATCCATTTCTCCCTGTGCTTTAGCTAATGCTTCAGCAAGTTCATTTATTTGCCCTGATTTCCATGATTTTGGTGTAAGTTCTTCAATTTGAGGTTCAGGCACCTCTACTTTTACAGTTTCTTCCATTTTTACTCCTTATGGTTTAGATGAAAAAGGAGGGTATTATCCCTCCTAAATCTTTGTATTGTGTGATAAAACGACTATGTAATATATAACTATTTTGGTATCATTTCATAGATTTTAATTAACTCATTTCCTCTACCTTCAACTTCAGCTTGTCTAACATCGTCATACATGCCAAGTTTCATAAAATGATCACCAAGTTCATCGATTTGTTGCATCCGTTGCTCAACATAATCTCTGATTCTTGTTATTTTATCTACGTATGTTTCTTCCATCATTCCTCCTTGTTTAATCCAAGTTCTTCACATCTTTTAAAATGTTTTTCACGCATCTTATTTTTCTCGAAAACTACTACTATGTATTTTCCTGCCAAGCTTTCGTCTCTGTATGTTGTTATCACTTCCAGCTGCTCTGCTGCTGGCATGTAATCTAGATATGCCCACCCTGTGTGATTTACCAACATTCGTGAACACTCGTCTAGTGCGTCTGATATTGACTTCGCCATCTTTATGCTCCTTTATTTTACAGAATATAATATTATCAAACTCTTCTTGACAGTAATCTGGCAATTTCTCACCAGATTCTATCATTCTTATCATATCTTCTTTATTCATCTTCAAATACCTCACGTGGCTCAGGGGCTCCATATTTTATTCTCAAATCTTCCTGAAGTATTGCGTTCCTATTCCACTTTTCAACTTGTTTATTACGATAATATTCTTCAGCTGTAGTTTTATTAATTTTAATATCATCCCAATCTTTAGTGTCAGGATAATTATCCCAATCAAAGCCTAAATCATTACCATAGTCTTCAAGCCAGTCCCATAAAGCATCTTTAATCTTCCCCATCAATCCTCCTAACCAACATCCAGTCTCCTTGTTGAAAAGCGTGATGCAATATTTTACGTTGCACTTCTGCAGAATTTAATTCACCATCTTCCCATAAATCTTCATCAGGAACTTCTTCATAGAGACCATCACTTATACCACTTGTTTCTTCCCATTTTATTTCTTTAAATATCATCTGTATAACCCTCCACAATTGTTGATTCCATTTGACCTAAATACATCATTAAATACCATTGCCTTGTTTTAGGTATATTAACTAGTAATTCTTCAAATGATTTTTGTTGATGTTCTTTGTTTTTAAATGGTGCAAACAATCTAGTCTTCATCTTTAACCTCCTTTACTTCATCAAATTCAGCATCACAATTATTACAATACATATCTTGCATAGCATCTGAATAATACCATTCAACATGACCTATGCGATTAATTTCATCTATTGTACTATTGTAGTCTGCAAGTAAATATACACTTATATCCCGACTACCACATTCGGGACACTCACCATATGGTTCTATTGGATAATCTTCAGTGGCATCTATCATTAATCATCTCCTCTCAATACAGGTAATGTTTCATCAGGTCCAACAGCTAAGGCACCACCATTATTACCTTCATCATCACACATTGGTATTATCCAAGTTCCATCATCAAGCTGAAATACTACAGGTCTATAATCCCACATAAAGTTTTCTGCTTCTTTCTGA